GTATATGGATGTAACGCCATATACCGAGACCATCCCATGCTGTGTGATCACATAGTGGCGGTTAATCCTCCCATGTACGAGGAACTGGCCAAGTGGCACAACAATGGCAAGGAGTCTCCCAAGATCCATGGTTTGGATGACATCAGCACGTGGAACTACATCTGCGAGGGAGATCACGAGCATCATATACCCGAGGGACTCAAGATTTACAGAATATGGCGAGGTGGTGATGTCAAAAAAGGTGGCAAGATCAAGACCAACGACTTCTCCCGGGCACGTGGTTCTGGTTGCAGTGCAGTCTTATTGGCCGCGGAGTCAGGCATCAAGAACATCGTCATAATGGCGTTTGACATAATGGGTGCCCAGCAGTGGGAGATGGACACGCCCAGCAGGATACAGAACAACATATATAAGAATAGTACAAACTATCCAGACAGGGCCAGCATGAAGGCATACCTCAAATACGAATGGATGTATCAACTGAGGCAGACTTTCCGTAGGTTTCCCAAAACAAACTTCTATTTCATCAATCGCAAGGAATACCTCGAGGGCAATCCGTTCCTGCGTTGGTACTTCGACCAACCCAACATCAAGTGTGGCATATATGCTGACCTACAGAGATGGATCACTGGATCACGTGACGACATCCGATGGAAACAGTTATAGGGTCTTGGTACTGCTGGCGTCCAACTGATAAACTTTACGCATCTTTACACCCACTGATTGGGCGAACTTCTTGGAATCACATTTGTTGCACACGTGTTTGTAGTCATTTGACGCACGATCTGGATCAACCTTGCTCTTGGGCCTCATGAATGTCTCTGAACAGGCATCGCACTTGAACACATAGATCAGTTTCTTCCTGTGGTAGTTGTGCATGGTACCCAGTTTGCTCTCCCTCTTGTACAACTTCATCGTCTTTAGGGTTTCTATGAACATATTACTATTTAATAAATACGAATAACACATTATGGCGAGATTAACGATAGACACAGGAACAGCAGGAAATCCAGCGACGGGCGATACCTTACGTACCGCCATGACCAAGGTCAACAGCAATTTCGCTGAGTTGGCGGGTGACTTACAGATGTCCGGCAACACACTATTGAGTGCTGACACAAATGGAAACATAATACTAGATCCAAACGGCACAGGACAGGTACAGATAGAAGCAGATAGGCTTGTGATCAAGACCACGAAAACGGCGACTGCCGTGGGAAACACGGGTGACGTGGCAGGTTCAATCAGTTGGGACGCAACAAATTTATATGTATGCACTGCGAACTATGATGGTTCAACAGTGATATGGAAAAAGATCACACTAGCGAGTATCTAACATGGCCCAGGAAGTAATCAACATCGGTGCAATAGCAGATGATGGCACAGGCGATACCATCCGGGGTGCGGGCATAAAGATCAACAACAACTTCACGGAGTTATACGCGGATCCGTTGGTGGACACCTCGCTGGGTTTCTTTGAAAACGAGATCAGTTCAACCGATAGCAACGCGGACATAGTGTTGAAACCATCTGGGACAGGTAGCATATTGTTTCCAGCGATACGTATCAACGACAACAATATCGAGGGCACCAGATCAAACGAAGACATAAAATTCATACCAAGCGGGTCGGGACAATTAGTCATAGACGGACTTGGATTCTCGGGCACTTCGATAAACGCAATTGACTCATCCTCTGTGAACATCAACGAGGACCTTGTAGTGGATGGTACACTGATAGCAGAACCAACATTCGAGGGGACTGTGGAGGCCGGATCCACTCTGGACGTGGATGGTTTGACCACACTTTCTACACTGACTGTGTCGGGAGTATCATCTTTCGTGGGCACGACCACCATGGACAACCTCACTTTCAATGACAACATTATCAGTTCCAGTTCAAACGCGGACATAAACCTAACCCCGGGAGGGACGGGTGTGGTCAATGTTTCTAACCTGACCATAGACTCAAGCATAAACTTGACCGACAACGTGATCAAGGTCATACGTTCCAATGATGATCTTAAATTATCTGCGAATGGCACAGGTTCCGTGCAGATATCAAAAGTCGACATCACGGACAATGAAATCATAGCAACGGAAACAGATGCAGACCTAGTAATCAGTGCGAATGGTACAGGCAACGTCCTGATAAACGGTTTCACATTCCCCAACACAGTTACGGCGGGACAATTGATCAAGACCAATGCGAGCAAAGTATTATCAACCGTGGTTTTCCCATTCGTTGTGTCTGACACAGACGTTCAGGACAACACGGCCACGATAACGGGCAACAGTTCAGCACAGGTCATAGATTCATTTGCCGTGGCCACATACAGGAGTGCCAAGTACCACATACAGATTTCAGACGCGACTGCGGACAGATACACGATAATAGACGCCAATGTCACACACGACGGCACAAACGCATATGTCAGCTCATTTGGTGCGGCGACCAATGGTGATGGTGACGGATCAACCATATACGACTCCGTGGATCTTTCAGCGGACATCTCGGGCGGCAACGTAAGACTGCTAGGAACAGTAAATAACACTAACAACCAAGTGATCAAATTGGTCAAGAGGGTAATAAAGGTTTAAAGATGGCACAACAGACACTGAACGTAGGATCAAACGCAAACGACGGGACAGGAGATACCTTAAGATCCGCTATGCAGAAAGTGAACACCATGTTCACAGAGCTGTACCTGTCACCACTGTCAGGTGGAGACCTCAGTTTCAGCGGAAACGAAATATCAGCAACAAGATCCAATGAAGACCTGGTGTTCAAACCTTCTGGCACAGGTGCAGTTTCCTTCCCGGCGATCAGGATCAATGACAACAACATCGAGGGAACAAGATCAAACGACAACATAAATTTACTGCCCAACGGCACTGGCTCGGTTGTTTTTGGTGCAATCAAAATCAACGGCACGAGTTTGAGTTCAGATGACTCTACCACCATCAACATCAACGATGGTTTGATAGTTGACGGAACATTGAACGTGTCAGGAGCAAGTACTCTCACAGGCGCAGTGAGTCTTCCTTCCACATTACAGGTACCGTCAGGATTGACGACTCTTTCAACATTGAGTGTCACTAGCACAACCAACTTGACAACAACTAACATCGATAACCTGACATTGCAAGACAACACAATCAGTTCCAGTTCAAACGCGGACATAAACCTAACCCCGGGAGGGACGGGCAGTGTGGTGATAAACAACCTGACCATAGATTCCAACATCAACATAACGGACAACGAGATCAAAACGACAAATTCAAATTCAGACCTCGTGATTACACCCGCAGGAACGGGTTCTGTTGTTATCAACACGGTGGCTGTCAAAGACAACACCATTTCGACAAATGCATCAAACGCCAACCTCGAACTGGCAGGCAACGGCACTGGCACGGTCACGATAAGTGGATTTGGTTTCCCAACTGCGGATGGCACGGCAGACCAAGTGTTGAAGACAGATGGTTCAGGCAACCTAGGATTTGTCACACTGTCATCACCATCCACGCTGAACCACTCAGAGATCGGCGACAACACAGCCACAATAGCCACATCGGCCACAACATTAGTGGACAGTTGGTCATCGGCCACATACAGGAGTGCAAAATACTTCATATCAATCACAGATGCAACAAACAGCAGATTCGAGATAGTGGAGGCCAACGTGATACATGGTCCAAGTGCGGACAGCACAACCCAAGCCTACATCACAGTTTTTGGGTCAACTACTTCTCACACTGTTCCATTATGCACATTCACAGCAGACATAGACGATGGTAATGTGAGACTGTTGGCAACTAATATCACTAGTGATAGTTGTGTGTTCAAATTTCAAAGAGTAATAATAGACCTATAATAATTACATTAGGTTTATAGAATTACAGATAAATACCCATAACAAAAAAGGATTAATATAAAGTATGGCTAGACAGAACATCAACATCGGATCAAGTGCAAACGACGGCACGGGTGATCCACTAAGAACAGCATTTGACAAGATCAACGACAACTTCGTGGAACTTTACGGAAGTGACAACGACATCAACACACTGGACGCGAACCTAGATGTGAACACGTTCGCTATCACAACAGGTGTCACCAACGGTGACATAACTGTCACACCAAACGGCACAGGTAGCATCAAACTGGGTGCAATGAAATTCGTTGGCACAACCTTGAGTTCAGACGATTCAACAATCATTAACATCAACGAAGGTCTAGTTGTTGATGGTACAGCAAATATTTCAGGTGCGACTACATTAAGTGGCACATTGTCAGTTGGGACATCATTGGCACTGGCGACAGGTGCAACAGTAACCGGTATCCTAGACGAGGACAACATGTCCTCCGATTCAGCCACACAACTTGCAACTCAACAGTCAATCAAAGCATATGTTGACTCGCAGGTCACGGCACAGGATTTAGACCTAGCAGGTGACTCAGGTACAGGTGCAGTTGACTTAGATTCTCAATCATTGACGATTGCAGGCGGAACAGGCTTAACGTCGGTGGCTGGTAGTCAAACAGTAACATTAAATATCGATTCAACCGTAGCGACACTTACTGGTTCACAGACACTTACAAATAAAATTCTAACAGCACCTACAATTAACGCGGCCACAATGACAGGCACGGTGACCGTTGACAGCATTTCGATGGCTGACAACACCATCACAACCAACGCCTCGAACGCAGACCTAGAACTGGACGCTTCAGGAACAGGACAGATCAGAATCATACCAAACGCCACAGTGGTGGGTACACTCAGTACAGCCAACATCATCACAACAGGTGACACCACGATTTCTGGTTCGTTGACCACAGGAACTTTCAACATCGGAGACCTTAACATAGATGCATCAGGAAAAATCACCACCGACACAAATGGCGATGTAAACATCGATCCATCAGGTACTGGTGCCGTTGTGATCAACAGCAACATCACACACACAGGGACACAGACCACGACCGGTGAAGTAAACGTTGACAACCTGAATATAAATGGTAACACAATCACTGCCACCAACACAAATGGCGGTGTGACCATAACTCCAGACGGAAATGGAACAGTCACACTGAACGGGAACTTTGTTGCCGTGCCCAATGAACTTTCGGCAGAGAAAATTGCGGTCGCTAACACACTTTTCATGGGAGCGAATGCCAAGATATCAGCAGAAGTCACAGGCCAGGACATTGTGCTTGAAACCAACGGTTCAGGTTCTGTTGTGGTTGACCAGGTTTCAATCACAGACAACAAGATCACCACACATGTTTCAAACGCTGACTTGCAGTTAGACACAGACGGAACAGGTTTCTTGGACATCAGGACCGACACACAGACAACTGTGGGATCGGCGGGAGGTGGCGATGCACTGCCGGCTACACCAACAGGTTACATCAAGATCAAGATTGGTGGAACACTCAGGGTAATACCGTTCTACGATCAAGCGTAGTAATATAGAAACACAGTCTTTTATAAAAGAGTAAATGAGAAAGCACAGCAACGGCCGTGGTAGGCATAAAACAGCTCATTCCGAGATCAAACGCTTGGAGGAGGCCATACGACGTGAACAGGATAAAACAGAGCGTGAGAACCTCCAACAGCACCTGGAACACTGGATTCGTACACAGAATAATAGCCGGTAATCGTCAATAAATACCCGTGTAAGGAGTAAGATTAATGGCAACACCAGTGTGGTCTACCACTGCAGGTAAAATTGCAACCATAGACGAGCAAGTCGCTTATAGTCTCCAATTGGAGGCCAACACCAGCGATTCAACGGCCATCACTTACTCCATGATAGCAGGGAGCCTACCCGCAGGAATGCAGGTCACCACAGACGGGCTCTTGACAGGTACTCCGGCTGAGGTTGCCAAAAGAACTCTTTACACCTTCGTCGTGCGAGCCACGGCCGGTACCGCTATCACAGACAGGACTTTTTCATTGGACGTGCAGGGTGCGGACACACCTACATTTACAACAGCGTCAGGACAACTACAACTGGACGATTCGACCAGTGTTGGACTGTACTGGGTCATAGACGGATCCAGTGTGTCATTGCAGATGCAGGCCACTGATACGGACACTGAAGCAGGACAGTCTCTTGT